GCCTTGCTATACCACGTTCGCGCTTTATGCGTGTTAATGGGGATGACGTACTCTTTCCAGCTTCTGAGTCTGAGTATTCATCGTGGAAGGTTTCAACCTCTCACGTTGGCCTCAAATTCTCACTGGGAAAGAATTACTACTCACGTGATCTTGCTCTTATCAACTCAGAGTTCTTCATCTGGTCGAAAGATCAAGGGAAACTCGTAAGGTTGCCGGTCCCAAACGTGGGCCTACTAGGCTACCAGAGGGAGATGGTGGACCCGGAAACGGGTGCACAGATCTTACCCTGGGACCAGTATGGTTCCATCTGGCAGGCCTTCTCTGCTACCCTTTCTAAGGAGCAGTGGAGGCCAGCCTTTAGTCTGTTCAAGAAGAGATACCCCTCGCTCGAGAGCTTTCCTGGTCCCCTTGTGGGTCCTCGGGAACTCGGAGCCTTGGGTGGGGTGGTCCCTCCTGGTTGGACATATAGGAGGACAGAGCTTCTGTGGATGGAGGCTCATCGTCGTGGCATCTTTGACTTCCGTGAAGGAGTCATGTCTGACTACTCTCGTATTCAGAAGAGATTTTACTCTCTGCTGGAAAAGGAGTCGACAGAGCATATGACCTGGGGTGTTCCCCCAAGTAATAAGCGTATGCCACCAATGAACGTAGTCCCAGACCCGTATCGGCGAGGGGGCGGGTATGCAGAACGTGTTATGTCTCTTCGTCGATGGCTAGTAAAGCCTGTCACCTTGAAGAAGGCGACAATCTTTGGTAGACGTCGATGGAGAAGATTCCTTCAAGATCCTGAGGCCAAAAGTCTCAGTCCTCTCGGAGGCGACGCTCTGAACTCGGTCCTCTCTAACACGTGGTCATCTCCACGCAGGAGGTGGTATTTGGTGAGACAATATCACCCTCGGTATCACGAGAATTCGTCATATCTTCATGAGATCTTCCGCGGGCTTTAGCCAGTATGGCGCAAGTTAGAGGCCGATCGGCCCCTGTTCTCACGCGTAACGGCCCCGCCAGATGACGGTGGCACGAAGTATAATCTCATGGCGAACCAGAAATCAAGCAACAAGGGTAAGCGCACCCAAAAGCGCAACCAATCCAAGTCACAGAAATCCGGCCGCAATATGTCGTCCTTTTCCGTGATGAGTGCAGGCGACTCTGTTACCGCAGCTAACTCACGCATTATCTCGGCTTATAAGCGAGTTCCGCGTATGGTCATGGGTAATAGTGGTTCCTTGAGGGTCCAGAATACCGAGGCAGCTGCATCACCTACTTTTGCAGATAATACAGTTGTCGCCGGTTTCCGGTCATTCAATCCTTGCAATTCCACAAACCTCC